CGCCACCGACCTCTTGAAACAGCTGGTTCTGCTCGGTGTTGAGGATCGCCTGCTGGCCAGCAATGAATGCGTCAACCAGATCCTTGGGGTACCCCATGGACTCCAGCTGCTCGTAGCTGTCTTCGGACAGCTCGCCGGACTCGAAGAACTCTTGGCTGAACTTCTCTAGCGAAGGCGTTTCTTGCTCCTCCGCAGGCTCTTCCTGTTCCTCGACTTCAGCAGTCTCTTGGTCGTCCGAGGGCTGGTCCCCGGACATCTTGCGCTCAAGCTGCTTGTAAGAAGCAAGTAGAGCGTCGGTGTCCAGCTCCCCGTCAGAGTTAAGGAACTTCTCGGGAATCGCAGGCTGATCCGGCTGACTAACTTCTTCTTCCGACACATTCTCGTTCGGTTCCGGGTCGGGTCCGGTGTCCTCTTGGTGGAGGGAAACAGAATAGGCTTCGCCCATTGTGGTTACTGCTCAGGTTGGGGTTGTGCGGCCTGCGCCATGTACTGCTCGTTGGCCGCGTTGATAGCGTTCGGGCCCAGCTTCTGGGCCATCTCCATCATGGCCGCTTGCTGGCGGGCTTGGGCTACCTCTTCCTCAGATTTGATGAGGCCCTCAATGTCGATCCCCACCGCCGTGGCGCGTCGGGTGAGGTAGTCAGAGAGGTTCAGGTAACTAAGGAATTCTGGTCCAAACTGCTGTAGCGCCCCGCTAATGAAGACATCGAGGCGGTTCAGATCATTACCACGGCCAAGGGCCTCAAGGCCGGTGACGATCTTGGGGCGGACAATCCCTTTGGGCAGTTTCGGAAGGCGGCGCTCCCTAGTCATACGGTCCATCAGGATGTTGACCAGGGGCAGCTGGAAGTCAGAAGACAGGATTGAGAAGATCCCGCCCAGCGACTGCTCCAGCTCCTGCGCCATGAAACGAATCTCCTCAGCAGTCACGCGCTCAGCCTGACGCTGAATGCTTTCGTTGAGGAGGAAGGCGTGCATGAGGCGCTCACGAATTTGAGCAATCGCCTCAAGAGCGACCCGGAAGTCGCTGCCCTTGTTGACCTGAAGGGTGGTCACGTCGGCAGCGTTACCCTCTCGAATCGCACCGTTGGGGCTCTCGGCCAGGGCACGTGCGCGGGTGGTGCCGTTGGGGTTGACCAGGAACAGCACCTTGGCGGCAGCTGCGGACCCCTCAACAATCGACCTAGTCAGGGACTCCAGGGACCGGAGGTCGCCCATGTACTCCTCGACCAGCCCCCGCCCGAAGTCCTCGTTGGCGATGGTGCTCAGGCGAAGGGCCATGTACGGCAGGCTCTCCTCCTTGTAGACGCCGTCCGAGTCGGGCACCTTCACGCCCATGACCTCCTGGAAGGTCTCGAACGTGTCACCCTCCATAGAGCGGTGGATGCACGTGTAGATGTCTACCGACTTATCGCTCTGGTCTAGCTTGGACTCGACCAGCTCACGCATGTTGTCCGGCAGCGCCTTAGGAGCAATAGACTCCTTAGTAACGATGCTGAGCAGGTTGCCGGTCGGGTCCCGCTCAACCACGTAGCTGTTCAGATGGAACAGCCGCATGCCCCCGTCTGCCGGGAAGTAAAGCAGAGCGTTGCCGGTGATCAGCAGATGCTTGAGAGCCTCAAAGCATGCGGTGCGGATGCCGGTAGTCTCAATCTCCGACATGACCGCCCGCTCCATCTTGCCGAGGCTTTCGTCAATCTCAGCAAGGATCTGCGCGTTGCCGCCAACCTGCTCAAGCTGATAGGGATCAACTGCCAGCTTGAAGAAGGCCGCGTTGGGCGGGAGCAGGGTGAGCAGCAGCTTACTGCTCAGGTTATTCACACCCCTCGCCCCCAGACTCTGGAAAGGAGTCGGGAGCTTGGAGTGCGAATTGTGGCTTTCGTCTGGAAGGACGGAAGGGATCGTCAGCTTAGAGCAGTCCCGTGCCCTGTCCAGGAACGGACGACGCCGCGACTCTAGGGCCTTGTACAGGGCTGAGCCGGTCTTGGTCTCAGAGCTGTGTAGGGAAAACTCAGGCTGATAGTTTTGCATCAGTAAATGCTCATGGACGAGCTGCCGCTCGACGGGGCGCGGACCCCAGAGTCAACGCGACCGCCGACCTTCCTGTCAGTTCGATACTTTGCCAGCCCACGGGACGCCATTCGGGTGCGCTCAGTCCCAGTAGGTCCGGCCGTCTTAATCGACGTAGCAGACTGGTTAGGGACCGGCGGCGGGGGAGCCGGGGGAGGGGGCATGTCAGGGATGTCGGGGTTACTAAAGCACATGGCGCGTCTCCTCTTGCTCTTTGAGCTTTTCTTGGAGGAACCGGACAACCGCACGCTGCCCAGCCTTGACCCAGATCAGTCTATCTGGATCGGCTAGTGTAGGGCAGCGGTCAGGGAACAGTTTGTCAAGCTCAAGAACTAGTGCTTGACTGATCTCGGGGAAGGGGGAGTCCGGGGGGATGTCTTCCCCGAACATGGTCAGTTGGACTTCTTCAGGCATGTTTGGAAAGTGTATGGATGAGGAGCTGGAGGTACCACTCGGCTTTCTTGAGATCCTCTAGGGGTTTACCCTTATAGCGGTACCTCCACAGGTACTTGAGGACTTGGCCCTTACAGTAACCCTCGAACTCGACAGCAGGCATTGAGGCCTCAATCGCTTCGATTGCCTCAATCCCTCCTTGTCGGTAGTGGGGAGGGTGGTTCACTTGGTCGGGTTCCACAGAATCACCTTCTTGTTTCGAGAGTCGTAGTCGGTGTTCCGGCAGATCCGGGCCAGCCGGGCCTGCTGCAGGGCGACCTCCTCGGACAGGCCCTGGGAGTCGAAGGCCTGAACGACCGCCTCCCACGTCGGGGTCTGGTCCAGCAGGACGTGCGCCTTCTTCTTCCCGTACATCGGGCACCCCGGGTAGCCGTCCACACGGTCCCCGACCAGGGTCTGCCAGAGGTGCTGGTAGTTCGCGTAGTCCTCGCTGATCTTTCGGACCCCAAGCTCAGGAGTGCTCGGATTGAACAGCAGCCCCGGAACGGTCAGGAGGTCCTTGTCGATAGTGACTACAACCTTCTCTCCCCTGATATGACTGCCAGTCGAAAGGATCCCAAGCACGTCGTCTGCCTCAAGGGTCGGCATGACGTAGGTCCTGTACGCTGAGCTGGCGTACTCAACTAGAGCCTTGTAGGCCAGAGGCTTCCTCTTGCCCTTTCGGTTTGACTTGTAGTCAGGGTAAACGTCCTTGCGGAAGTTCTCCTTGTCGCTAAACGCGATGACTACTTGGTCCGCTTCGAGGTCCTCCATGAAGTGCCGGATTCGAGCGTCAAAGCGTTGCTTGCACTCTGAAGCGTCTGAATACAGCACCCACAGGTCTTCCTCCCACTCGATCTCCATCTCGTTAGAGATGCAGCACTCGAAGGCGATCACGTCGCCGTCAATGAGGAGGGTTCGTTTCTTCTTAGCCATGGTCGATATGTTTCAACTGAGTTAGCCTTTCAGCTAGCAGCTTGCGCTGCTCTGACTTGGCGGGATATTTATCCATCTTGAGAAGTATCAGGCCCTGCTCTCGCTTCTCAATCAGGAACGGTACAAGTGCCTGGACTGCCTTGAGTGCGTTCTGGCCATAAACAGCCCAGGCAAACATCGTGCGCCTTCCTTCAGTCGGTTCGCGGTAGATCGAGCCACCGAAGAACTCGCGCAAGATGAACAGTATGAGGGGGTAGGTGTTCCCGACCTTCAGCCTCTTCCAGCTGATGGTCCCTTCGCCGTCCACGAACCCCGCTATGTAAGCCAGCCACTTTACCTCAATGGGTTTCAGCCCAGGTATCTCCAACGTGATACTCGGCGTCGAGCGGGCAGAGGCAATCAAGTCTCTTGCCTGCTTCTCGTATTGCTTGAACTGCCAGCTCTCCGACCAGCTTTGCATAGTCCTCTTTGACTTCTAGCTGGATCTCATCGTGGATGTGCGCGACGTTCGCGTAGTCGATTCCCCACCGAAGCCCCTCCTGTTCGCACGCTTGGTGCAGGAGAACTGTAGCCATCTTGACTATCACGGCTCCAGCACTTTGTAGCAGAGTGTTTAGAGCAGCGTGGCTATGCCGGATGGGGAGGACCCGACCGTCCAGGCCTTTAAGTTGTCCTGTTGCTTTGACCTTGGCCTGGACCGCGTCCCTGAGCTGCTTAAGTGCTGGCGTCTTTTTGAGGAACCGGTTCCGCAGCTTGAGGCCAGCGTCCCTGCCACCGCCGACGATGGCACCCAGCTTCTCTGGCCCGCCTCCGTACAGGAAGCAGTAGATCATTGTCTTGGCCCTGGACCGGCCGTCCTCGTACTTATCCAGCCCAGCAGCCTTGGCGTTCTCGGTGTGGATGTCCCCTTCCAGTAGCTGCTTGACGTACTTGCCGTTGTCGAAACGGTGCAAGTAGTGAGCTAGGCACCGCAGCTCCAGGCCGCTCGCGTCAGCCCCCACCAGCTTGTAGCCCTTCGGGACCGTGAAGAGGCTGCGGCACTCCTTGCCGTAGGGGGAGTAGGACGCG